AGGCATATATGGAGATGATGAGACTCCCTGCGGCATATAGTTCGAGCTCGTTTTCGTTTCTTCTTGGCACATCGATGTACAGAAGAATTGTGCAGGATTACCACGCTGTTGATTTCGGCGAGCAGATGTTGATCAGTTATATACGCAGAGCTGTCGATTTCAAGACAATGGAATCGATCAGGGTCGGGTATTATGGAGATTTGCCGGATGTAGACCCTGAAGCCGCCGACTATGCCGAACTGACGAACGTCACCGATGAAGAGGTGAGCTACGCATTAAATCAGAAAGGCGGGATAGTCACAATCACGAGAAAGACTATTCTCAACGATGATTTAAGAAGCCTGCAAAAAATACCATCACGGCTTGGCAGAGCCGCAAAAAGGACCAAAGCGCAGCGTTGCTGGAACAAAATTATCAACAATGCAACATACAAGGGTGACAGCAAGGCGCTCTTCCATAACGACCACGGCAATCTCGGCGCCGTTGGTCTTACAAACGATGCAACTGGAATAGCCACGCTTACCAACAGGCTTGTTGCGATGTACAACCAGACCGAGCAGGATTCCGGTAAAAAACTTGCCCTCGAAGCTCTTTATATGTGGGTGCCGAGAGAAAAGCTCGAAGTTGCCAAGGGTCTCAATTCGCCGTGGCCCGGAGTGGCAGGCGGCAACCCCCATGCCGGAAGATTCGGCGTCAATCATGAACGGATCATCGTCAACAAACTTACAACCGATACCGATGACTGGGGTCTTATTGCAAACGGTCAGGATGTAGAGCTGCTTGAGGTAGCATATATGAACGGCCAGGAAGAGCCGGAGTTCTTTGTAGCTGACAACCCTCTCATCGGACAAATGTTTGCCGCAGACAAGATACAGTACAAGATCCGTCAGGAGATGGAAGTTGAAATCGACGACTACCGGGGATTCGATAAGAGCGTAGTGTAAGAGAAACAGCCGTTAGCTATTAGCCGTTAGAAAAACCTAAATGCTAATAGCTAACGGCTAATAGCTAAAAACGAGGAGGGTATCATGAAAAGAATCAAGACGAGTTTGATAATGATGTTGATCATAGCAGTTTTTACAATGCTTCTGGCTGTAGATGCGAGAGCGTATGTAATTAAACAGCAGTGGGTACGTTTTTCAGCGACCGCCGGAGAAACTTTAACTACAGGTCAAATCGTAGCCATTAAAGATGCAGACGGTTACGCATATAAGGCCGATTCCGATGCTGCGACATTACGGCCTGCGGTGGGTATTATCGGTAAGGGCGGCACGTCAGGCCAGACCGTAGAAATAATTGTTGTCGGTATTGTGTCCGGCTGGACAGGATTATCTGAGGGGCAAAACGGCTATTTGTCCGAAACTGCGGGGGCCATAACACAGTCCGCCCCGGCATGGAATCAGCAGGTAGGTGTGGCCATCTCTACCACCGAATATCTGATCAATTGTAAAAACTATCTCGATACATCGGCTTTAACGACACTTGGAGTATTAAGCGGAGCATCGCCACTGGTATTCGAAGGCGCAACGGCTGATGATTTTGAAACTACCGTTGCAGTTACCGATCCTACTGCTGACAGAACCATCACGATACCGGACGCAAGCGGAACCCCTGTATTATCAACGTTGGCTACTAATGCTCCCGATGTTGCAAACTCAGTAACCGGCGCATCAAACGGCCTGGTATTCGAAGGGGCAACGGCAGACGCACATGAGACAACAATAACACCGACAGATCCCACAGCGGACAGGACAATCACATTGCCCGATGCAAGCGGCGTTCCTATTCTTGCAACCGCAGTCCCGGATGCAGCTAACGCAGTATCAGGCGCTAACAACTCCCTGGTATTCGAAGGCGCAACGGCTGATGATTTTGAAACTACCGTTGCAGTTACCGATCCCACTGCTGACAGAACCATTACGATACCGGACGCAAGCGGAACTCCTGTATTATCAACGTTGGCTACCAATGCTCCCGATGTTGCAAACTCGGTAACCGGCGCATCAAACGGCCTGGTATTTGAAGGGGCAACGGCAGACGCACATGAGACAACAATAACACCGACAGATCCCACAGCGGACAGGACAATAACATTGCCCGACGCAAGCGGGACAGTCAGCATAACAGGAACTAACGGAGCGGCAAGCCACGATTATGCGGCGGGTCATGCAGATTGGTCTGTGTCTGCACTGGAAGCCGAGGCAACATATATTGCAGCTACAAATGCAGATCAGGCGGTGAATGCATTGCTCGCGTCATGCCGGGCGGGTAAACAGTATTTTGTTTACAACAACTCCACTCAAATCCTTACTTTTAAGGTGACTGGTCAGGCCGGCGGCACCATTGCCAACGGCAAGGTGGCCCTTTATATTTGTAACGGTACGGATGTTGTAGAACTTTATGAACAGCCGTAATATGAAACAAATCTTTAAATATATAAGCGCCATGTTCATCGTGGCGCTTATATTCCTACCTCTCCCCCTATCGGGGACAGGGAGCGCGAGCGCGGCAACGCCTAATTACCCTGAGACCGCACCGGGGATACAGGCAATTGTGTTGCCCATTCAGGGAACATATACGTCTACCGTGATACCGGTTAGATGGACTGCGCCGTTTAAAATGCGCATTATAGGGGTATCTGTATCGGCAAGGGATGTATCCGGCACGGTAACAGTAGATATAAAAGAAGCCGGCACATCTATTTTGAGTTCGGCCATTACGTGCGCATCGGCAAATGTTACCTACGAGGGCACAATATCTGACAGCTACATTGCTGACGAAGCGGCAGTAACAGTCGTTTTTACTCTTTCCGGCGGAAGCCCCCACATTACGGATGCAACCGTTGTCTTAACAATCAGGAGAATGTATTAATGAGCGTTCTTGATACTGTGCGTAGCAAAATAATCGGTATAGTAAAAGATGATTCAGCCAAGCTAATCAACCCTGATGACTATGACCTTAAAATTGCCGAAGCGCTGAATATATATAGCAAACATAGGCCTGATATAGCTGTAGACGACATACCGGGAGATGGCGGGCACGATTACGATTTTCCTGATGAATGGGTAGAAGGATTCAGCGAGATAAAATCCGTTGAATATCCTCTTGGCTATGTGCCCGAAACGCTTCTTGATGCCGATTCTTATTATGTTTATCAGAATACAACAAAAAAGCAGATCAGGCTGGTTGAAGTAGCTCCAGCGGCAACAGAAACATTTCGTGTAACATTCACGATACCCAGAACGATTGCGTCAATCCTCGAAACAGACGAAGACGCATTTTGCCGTCTGGGAGCAGCATTGTGCCTTGAAGATTTGGCAAACGCCTTTGCTCAAACAGGCGATTCAATAATCAATGCCGATAGCGTAAATTACCGAGCTAAAAGCGGCGAATTCAGCGCCCGGGCAAAACGCTGTATGTCATTTTACAACAAACATATTGGCATTAAAAATGATGATACAACAACGGCTGCATCATCAGTAATGAACATGGAGATGAATTACCCAGGCGGGTCAGATAGGCTGACACACCCGAAGTGGGCGAGGAGGCGGCGGTGATAAAAGTCAGACAACATTTCGCCCTTTATTCAACAATGCGGGAGGTCATGTTTTGGAGTTGAACGCGACGATTACTGTCAAGGGGCCTGTTTTTGAGGGTAATTTACCCATTCTGGCCACTCAGAGAAACCTTGACCGCGCCATGAGCGAGGCTGTGGCATTATTGGAACGTAAGGTAAAGGAAAACATCAGAAAAGCTCCCAGAATCGGCGTAGGCGGTGCAAAAGGAGGCCTTCTTGCAAGCATTCATGGGGAAACAATACAAAAAGGCACGCCATTGATAAAAGGCATTGTGGCGACGCAGAGCATATATGGAGAGGTCATTGAAAAGGGAAGAAGACCAGGCAAAAAAATGCCCCCCGAAGATGCACTCGATCGGTGGATTGATAAAAAAATAGGAACTACAAGGCGCTCATTCAAATCCGTAGATCAGGTCATGGCATATGTTGCTTGGAAAAAAAGTATCAGTTTTTTGATACGCCGAAAAATCGGTCAGAAGGGTTTTCCCGGAATACACATGTTTGAGCGGGCATGGAACGAAAACCTGCCGCAGATTCAAAATATCTTTGAATCTGCCGGCTTTGAAATTGTGAGAGAGTTGAATGGCAAGTAATTATCTAAATATATTGGCCGATATTAAGGCAAGGTTTGACGCCATCTCCGATATAGGTATCGTCCACGATTATGAAAGACTTACAAAAAACTGGCAGGAATTTCTTGCCCTCTTTGCTTATACACCGGATGGCGGCAATCAACAAATCAGAGGCTGGGAGATTACCAGGAGAAGTGTCCCCGAGCATAAGCGTGGAGCATATTACAGACATCATGTATTTATCGTGCGTGGCTATCTTAGCCTAAAGGACTCGGATGCGACTGACAAAACGTTTCAAATCCTTGTTGATACGATATGCGAAACGTTCCGGGCAGTGGGTGAAGTAAGCACTTGGTATTATCGTGATGGCGAAAACCCGGAAAATTCCCCTTGTCAGGTAGATTTAATCGAGCCAAGAATGTTTGGCGGAGTACTATGTCATTACTGTGAAATTACGCTTTATGTAACAGAATGGATCGTACCGACATAAAAAGGAGGGGGCATTATGGACAGACAACCCGGATCATACAAAACGGCGGCAAAGGGCAAACCACAAAAAGAGAACCTGAATGACGAGGCGATGGCCGCGAGGCTCGGGAAGGCATGTACAAAACAGGAAGATGCGGAAAGCGCGGGATCTCCCGTAGCAGGTATGGACAGGC